CCTTTTATATTTTCGGATGATGAAAAATATATAATAGCATTTAGTAATGAAAGAATAGAAATATTTCAGATTAATCCTACTACTGGAAATATATCTTCTATACAAACTATTACTGGGCAAACATGGTTAGTAAATACAAGTGCTGCACCTTATCTTGAAGAGATTACATTTGCTCAACAAGGTGATGTAATGTTTATAGCACATCAAACCTTTATGATTAGATTGCTTACAAGAACAAGCCTTACTACATTTGCAGTAGATACATTTAACTTTGATGAATCAAGAGATGGCAATGAGATATATCAACCATACTTTCCATTTCAGGCATTAGGCACAACTATATCAGCAAGTGCTACAACAGGAAGTGGTGTTACATTAACATCATCAGATGATTACTTTACCTCAAACCATGTAGGTGTTGATCTATTAATAGGTGAAACTAGATGTAGAATTACAGCATTTACAAACGCAACTACAGTTACAGCTACAATTAATGGTACTTTAAGAAGACAGTTACCAATCGATTCTTTGGAAACTATAGAAAACTCTAGCATAATTAAAGTTACAGATGCTTTGCATGGACTTGGAACTGGAGCAAGTATAACAGTAGAAAGAGCAGGTTCATTAGGTGGTATAACTAATAGCCATATAAATGGTACACATACTATTACAGTTATTGATGAGAATAGTTATGAGTATGATTGTGGTAACACAGCATCATCAACGGCTATAGGTGGTGGATCACCAAGAATAATTAGTGGTGCAGCTACATCTGAATGGCAGGAGCAAAGCTATTCTGCGTTAAGAGGATATCCTGCTGCAGTTACATTTCATCAAAACAGATTATGGTTTGGTGGTACACTTGCACAACCTGATGGAATATGGGGTAGCAAGTCTGGACAATATTTTAACTTTGATATTGGTGATGCAGAAGATGATGATGCTATAGACTTAACAGCAAACGTAGGTGAGATATTTACTATAAGACATTTAGTATCTAATAGAGATCTACAGGTATTTACTACAGGTGCAGAGTTATTTGTGCAAGCACCAGTTGATAAACCAGTTACACCTGCTAATGCACAGATAAGAAGACAAACACCTTATGGTGCTTCATTTGTAAAGCCAAGTGTGTTTGATGGTGCTACTTTATTTATACAGAAAACTGGTAGTGCATTAAGAGAGTTTCTATTTACAGATGCAGAAGCAGCTTATACGTCTGTTGCTGTATCAGGTCTTGCACCACATTTAATATTAGACCCAGTACAAATGACATCTATTAAAGGTGCTTTGAATCGAAGTGAATCTTATGCTTTTCTTATAAATAATGATGGAACAATAGCTGTGTTTTACTCAGTAAGAGGGGATCAGAAAGCAGGTTGGGCATTATGGAATACACAAGGTACGTGGCATAGTATATGTTCTGTACACGAAAGATTGTTTGTTGTTGCAGCTAGAGATGATGGATCAGGCACAACCAAGTATTTCTTAGAAGAGTTTCAAGATGATATGCCTATGGATTTCTGTGATAGTTTTACAGGAAGTGCTAGTGTATTTACAGGACTAGCTACATCACATTTTGCTAATGATGCTGTGGTAAAAGCTACAAATGGCAATGACTATCTTGGTGAGTTTACTATATCAGGTGGTCAGATAGATGCATCTTCTGTAAAGAGTGGCATTACACAAGCATATATTGGTTATGCATTTACTCCTACAATCAAAACACTACCTATAGATGCAGCTATACAAGGTGGCCCATTAACAGGAGAGCCTAGACAGATTCCTAAAGTTGTATTAGATTTATTTGAAACAACTGCTGTAAGTGTTACTGGCCCAAAGGATACATCTACAACAAGAGATCTTATTATTAGAAATGTTACAGATGATATGAGTTTAGATAGGGTAGCAGTTACAGGTAAGGAAGAGTTTAGGATGTTAGGTTACAGTCGTGATCCAAGAGTTACAGTATCTCAGTCGTTTCCTTTGGATCTTCAAATTAATGGTATGATAGTAGAGGTGGCATTTTAATGTGGCAATTAGCATTAGCATCAGCAGCAGTATCTGCAATAGGTTATAACCAAGCAGCTAAAGCAGCAAAAATGGAAGGTGCATTAACTGCACGTAACGTAGAAACACAAGGTAAAATAAGAAAGTTACAAGCATTACAAGAACACAATTCTATTATGCAAAATCTTGAATCCTTTAAAAGTACTAATGCAGCTATATCAGGTGTAATGGGTAGAGATATAGGTTCAGACAGAAGTTTAAATAGATTACGTGCTAAAGCAGATAAAGATAATATAGAAACAATTACAAGGGCTAACTATCAATCATTAGCAGAAGCATCTAAATATGCACAACAAGCACAGATGGCAAGAGTAAAAGCAAGTAATTTAAGTAAGGCATATAGAATGAAAGCATTTGGTTCATTGGTATCAGGAGCATATCAGGCATCATTAGTATAGGCATAATATGGTAGAATTTTTAAAATCAAAAAGAACATCTTTTGTAAACAAACCTGTTGGTGTTGTAGCCGCAGACACAGGTGCTAGACAATTAGGACTTGCTGTTGCTGAGTTTGGTAACTCAATGCAAAAAATATTTTGGGAAGAAGCAAGGCAAGATGCTGTAAAGGGTGATGTAGAAAAAGCAAACACACTAGCAATCAGAGATGAGCAAGGTAGACTAAAATTTGAAAAGCCAAATTTTTCAAGGGTAGGTGGTGGTAAAGCCAATGCTATACTTAGAGAAAGATATGGCAATGAAATATTAATCAAATCAAAACAGAAGTTTGGTGAGCTTCATGCTGAATATACAAGAGATGGTAAGTTTGATAAGGAAGGTTTTGATTTAGCTGCAAACTCTTATATCAAAGGACACACAGATTCATTTAAAGAAAATGGTTTTGAAGAGTTTATACCTGCATTTCTATCTAAGGTACAGAATCAAGCTGTATTACATTCTAATAAAATACTTAATGATAAGATAGATCAAGAAAACAGAATAGCTAATGAAAATGAAAAGATAATCATTGATGAACAAATCCAAGAGTTAGAAGGATTATATTATAATAAAAGCAGTGTTACATCTTTTGATGAAGAGGGTGCTGCTGATAATTTTGCAGAGGATATTGCAGAAACAGAAAATGAAATACTTCAACGTATTGAATCCTTAAAGGGTAGACCTAATGGTTTAGCAGCACCTGCTATTAAAGAACTTAAAAGAAAGATGAGAATTAATTCATCTCTTGGTGTTTTGCAATCTATTATAGACAAGAACCCTACAGATGATAAAGCTATTAAGATATTAGAGATGGCATTTCAGGGAAATACTTTGTCTGGAGATCAAAGGGCTTATTTACTTTTATCTAATAATCCTATTACAGAATCAGATTTAATAGAGGCCCAACAACTTAAAGATAAATTTAATTATACATATTCTGATAGGGCAACTATATCAGGTTTACTTAGTAACTTTGCAGGTGATGCTGCAGAAAATAATCAAAAACTATCCGAGTCTATGAAGGCTTTAAATAGCTCACAGAAAATAGGATCGGGTGGTTTTCATACAAATAGCAAGCCAAGTAGACAAGAGTTTCAGTTAGGATTAGAGCAAAAATATGGTGCGTTAGATTTAAGATCATTTCTTACTATGCCAAAAGATAAATATGAAGCTGTGCTTGCTGATTTAAGAACATCTACAATTCTGCCTCAATCATTATATGAGGCATTTAAAAATACAAATATCATGGCTATGTTTGAGGGTATGCCTATGCAATCTCGTCAAACGATTGCAGCCAAACTTTTAAATACATGGAACAATATATCTAAACGACAAGATGCAGGTGGTATTGGTGTAGTAAGTAGATACCCTACTCAGTACAATGATATAGAAAAAAAGTTTAACATTATTAAAAAGATTACTGACATAGGTGGTGCAGATTATATATTACCTGCTTATGAAATAGCAATGATGTCACCTGAAACTAAAGAAGATTCTGATAAACTTATTATGTCTTACAATGAGCAATTTGATTTAAATGCTACTAAACCTGCTGATGTAATAAATGCATTGCTTACAGAAAGTGATATAGACAAACAGTTTCATCAAGAATATTTTTCATTTACAAAAGCCTTATTGTTTGCAGGAAAATTAAAAGATACACAAGGTAAATCTGTAGAGTTTTCTAAAGATAATATTATAGAAGTTTTAAATGATACTTTTAATAACCTGCATGAAGAAGATGATGGTGAAACATTTCAGTTATATGGAAATGTTTTGGGTGGTAGAACAAATGTTTCTTATAAAAACTATTATAAAAATCAAGGGTCAAGAAACTTTTTTACAGATTACGTAAATAATTTAGTGCAAACTCAACGTACATATACACCTGAAATGATGGAAACAGCTACTGAAATAGAGCCTATTGAGTACATGGCAGGATCAGGAGGCAATGTAAAATATCTACCAGACTATAGAAATTCTGCAGGTTCAAGCATGGTTTGGAATTTAGTAGATGAAAACAAAGTTCCTATTGTTGGATTTGATGGAGTGCCTTTGCAAGTAAGCACAGAAGATGTTGATAGGTCATTGCAAATACATTTAGAAGAACAGAACAAAGCTATACTAGCAAAGAACTTTAGATCTACACAACTTACAGATGACAACATAAATCAACTTATTAACTCAGTAAATGCTTCCCCTAACATCATGGAAATAAGAGGTATAGGTGAACAATATTATGGTATTAATCCTAGACTAGATGAAGCACTGGTAAATAAAGGATATAGAATTAGTGGCCCTGTAGAAGAAGATGAGGTCGATCAAATAATGATAGTGCCTGAAGAAAACATATATACTAAAGGGTTAAATAAGTTATTAGGTTTTTTTGATCAGCAATCATTTAATATTACATCAGACAATATTAAAAAGAACTTTCCAGAATTAGGTAGTAAAGGAACACAAAACCCTGCGTGGAGATATGTTTATAATGAAGTAATAAAAGAAGCAAACGTATCCAAAGAATTAAAAAAAGCTATAGATGAAAACTTTGATGAAGATGTAGCCATACAGATTGTTGATGATTCTGTAGATGTTTTAAGTTATTTAGGAAATATAGAAGGTTTTAAATCGCATGGTTATGCAGATGGTACAGGTGAAAATGCTACAATATCTATTGGTGCAGGATTTAATTTAAAGTATTTTACAGATGAAGACATGGCTGTGCTTAGTGACAAAGGTAAAGCTCATGTAAATGAATTAAAAACACTACTTAAAAAACGTAAATCAGGTGATATAACATTACAAGACATAGAAGAATATTCAAAAAAACAAGGCGAGTCTATAACCGAAGTAGAGTCACAACAAATATTTAGAAATAAAGTTTTGGATATATATAAAAAGTTTACTAATGAGTTTCCTAACTTTACAACATTACACTCTGATAGACAAAAAGCATTGATAGATCATGCATATCAAATGGGATATGGACAGGGTAAGTTTAAAAAATACTGGAAAGAGGTTAGTGCAGCATTAAAAACTACTAATCCTAGAAATAGAGATTATCATTTTATGATGGCAGGTTCGCATCTCTTATATAATTATAATAATGAATCTCAAGAAGGTATGAGTAATACATTTGTTACTGGAGAAACAATATTAAATAAACAGTTTCAAAGTTATGGCCCAATAGGTAATGATAGAATATATGATAGGGCTGAACTCTTAGGTTACGTAGACAGAAACAGACCATCTTTTATAGATAAAGCTATGGTATTAGGAGGCAAAGTATATAACAGGGCAGCTTCCGAAATTAGAAAAATGTAAATAAATGTCAGAAATATTATTTAGACCAATAGATTTTAATAAAGGCTTTCAGTCAGATGGTCTTTCAGATTTTACACCTATACATTTATCTTTAAGAAACAATGTTGGAACAACAGATCCTACCTTTGCACAAAGTTTTATGTCAGGAATTAAGTATCAATGGTTGCCGATTACAAATAGAACATCTGAATTATTTCAATTTATGGATGTAGAAGAAGACGATACTTTTGATTTTAAAAAAAGAGTAGAGCAAGATAATACATATATTTATGCAGAGGATTTATCACGAGCTAAGAACAATGAGCATTATGATTATATCCTAAATAATATAAGAGCAGTTGAGCAGAATAGATCTGTATATGATCGTGCAGGATTTGGTGGTGCTTTAGTTGCAGGTGTAGTAGATCCTTTGAATATAGCATTTATGATGCCTGTATTTAATACAGGTATAAGGGCAGCATGGTCAGCTAAGTCTGCATTAGGTGTTGGTTACGAAACAGCAAAGGTTGGTGGTGTATTTGGAATAACTGGTGAATTATTGAGAGCGCCATTTGATCCGTTTTCTACAGCACAAGAAGTTACAGCAAATGTTGCATCTAATACTGTATTTTCAGGTTTATTAGGTGGTGGTGCTAGAGGTCTTGGCAATGCATTTACAGGTATTTCTTCTAAAATTAAAGCAAGAAAAGATCCATTAGGCCCTACAAATGATATAGATGAAATAAGAAAGTTAAGATC